AGACATGCGGGCTCCTTACGCTTTGCCGGGACGGTTGGGGTAGGCGGCGGCGTAGCTGTCGACGGCAGCCTTATCCATCGCGACGGTGGGCTTGCTTTCGTCGGGCTTCTGAAGCATCCCGACCATGGCGCGGAAGGCACTCGCGGGGAGGCCTTCGGTCTTCACGCCGGCCTGATCGAGGGCCATCTTGTAGACGCTCTCGGCGGAATCGGCGGCGGTCAGGTCAATGCGACCGATGAAGGGCGCGACCTCTTCGCCAGCCTTGGAGATGGCCTGCATGCGAACGATCGTGGATTTCTCCACGGCCTTGAGGGCGGCGTCCATGGCCTGCTTGGTGAGCGGGGGCTCAGGCAGGGCCGCACCGGGCTTCTTCCCCGGGAAGGGGTTGGCCTTGGCGTCGTCGTCCTGCGCAGGAGGCGCGGGGGCGATGGCGTTCAGGAGGCCGTTGAGCTTCTCCAGATCTTCCTGGGGAATACTGTAGCCAGAGAGCATCTGCATGATCTGGGCGCCAGGATCGGCGGGGGTGGCGTCGTCGGCATCGTCGTCTTCGGAGATGCCGTCGAAGTCGCCGTCATCGTCGGGATCGGAAGCGCCCTTGAGGGCCTCCAGGATCTCGGGCAGGTCTTCCAGGTCGGCGTCCTTGGCGAGGTGAGCAGCGAAGACCTTCTTCACGTCGCCCACGATGGCGGGGATCTGGGCCTTGTATTTGCCGAGAGCGACGCCCTTGAGGAGCTTGTCGAGGTCGACGTTGGGCTTCGCGTCAGCCGCGAGGCGGGTTGCGAGGATGCCCGTCAGGAGGCCACGAACGGCCTGTCCCTGCGGGGTAAGATTTCTGACTTTCTTGGCCATTCCTGACCTCCGTATAGATGGGTTAAGAGCGAGAAGTGAGCGCTTTGATCCGCTGCGCGATGGTCGATTTGGCCCCCTTCGGTTTTGAGTCCTTGGAAAGCGCGACCACATGGGCGGCGGTATTTTTGACTTGCTCTGCCTTGGCCAGGGCAGCGGGCTTGCTGTCCTGCACGACGACATCCGGCCCTGCCCTGCCCTCGACCACGATCGCGACGTGGTTGCCGCGGATGTTCGACATGCGCCCGTCGTAGTGCTCCCCCTGGAAGTCGCCAGGGGTCATGTCGATGTCGTAGCGGTAGGCGCAGGACAATTCCGTCTGCTCCTTGCTCTGCACCCCTTCAATCGCGGCAGCGGTCCAGATGGTCAGGGAGTTCTGCAGATAGGGGTCGTTGAACTGGGCATTGCTGCCCGTCGTCCCGACCATGTGCCGCTTGACCTGGGGATTCATCAGGTCGAAGGCGCTCACGGGGATATGAACGTCCATCAGCGGCAGCTCATTGAAGGTGGCCACAGCCTTCGCCAATTCCTCGGCGGGGCGCAGGATCTGGTAGACCCCGGCGGGGTTCAAACCGAGTTTTCCCTCTGGGTCCAGTTCCTGCCCGATATAGGGATTGATCGTGGCCTTGCTGATGTTGCTGACCTCAACATGAAGAAAGCCCTGCTCGTCAATGGTCCGAGCGGACGCATCGCAGGCGACCTGGATGTCAGCGTTCGGAGCTTTCTTGTCGAAGGCGAGGGCCATGTCGGCTCCTAAGCGGTGGGTTCAGCAGGGGCGGCGACTTCCGGGGCAACCTCGGGAGCGGCTTCGGCGGGGACAGACTCGGCCACAGGGTCGGCTTCGGCCTCGGCAGGCACCTCGGGGGCCACTTCGGCGGCGGGAGCTTCCTGGGCCGCGACAGGCGGCACGAAGGCGACCACGTTGGCGGCGTCGGGTTGGGCGTCAACCGGCACCTCGGCGTCGTTGATGGCCAGCTTCCCTTCGCGGAAGAAGAGAATCTTGGAGCCCTCGGGGGTCTGCCAGATGTAGGTCTTGCTCTGGTCAAGGACGGCGGCCACGATCTCGGCCTCGGCGGTGAAACCGGCATGCAGGGCATTGATCTGCACGGCCAGGGCCTCGGCTTGGGCCTTGATGGCGAAAAGCTTGTTCAGGTTGTCGGTGATGGACATGGTGAAGCTCCTTTTTGACCGGCTACTTGCCGGCGGCTTTGAGGGTGGTGGCCGTGGTCTGATGGACAGCGGCCTGAACCTGGTGTTGGGCTTGCATGGCGGTAATGCCGGTGGGAACCCATGCGTTAAGGGCGGCCAGGTGCGCGTTCGCTGCCTGGTTGTGCATCGCTGAGGACTGGGACGGCCCAGCGGCGGTGGTGGCGATCTGCGCCTGATTCGTCAGGGCGGCAGCGGTGGTGGTGAGGTCTTGCAGGCTCATTCGGAGTCCTCGTCGGTTTCGTCGTCGTCATATCCGGGGATCACGGACGCCGAAAGGCATCCGCAGTTCACGGCCTCACCGGGGAGCACTTCCCCAAAGTCGTCATCGAAGTCCACGCCCACTTCTGGGTCATAGAAGGGTCCGCCATCTCCGTATGGGCTTCCCCCGGCAGCGAAAGCAGCGTGGTCCTCACGGGGGTGGAGACTAGCTCCCGTGTGGATCCACTTCGCTTTGGTGATCCCAAGCTCTTTCTGGCGCTCGGAATGGATCAGGGCCGTGGCCTTGTTGTTCTGGTCCCGGGCGATCAAAGAGGCCCGTCGGCGGGTGATCTCCATGCGCTCCTGAATGAAGTCCGTGAGATTGGTCATCTCACGGCCACGCCCAGCAGCCCGGGCAATGTGCTGCTCGATCTGGTGGAAGCAATCTTCGGGCATGTTGGTGATGAGCCCGGCGTTTTCGTGGACCTTGGCTTTCAACGCCTTCTTCACGCGGGCCGAAAGCTGGAGCTTGACCTTGGGCATGGAGGGCAAGGCCGAATCCATCGCCACATTGACGCCAAGCGCCTTGGCCAGTGAGGCTTTGAACACGAGGTCGTGGTGCTTCCGGCTGCGTTCTACGAATTCAACTGCCAGGGATTTGGCTTCGTCTTCGAACTGCTTGTGCCACTTCTTCCGCAGGGCTTGCATGAGGCGGTAGAGCGCCCCGTCTGAGGCCTTCCCGGCGATGTGCTTGTTGTAGGCTCGGGGCAGCTCTCGAAGGACCTCTGCCCCCATCGCGTTGATGAGCTTCAGCAGCTGGGCCTCATACCATGCCCTCACCGCAGCGCTGGGATGCACTGGAGTCAGGGTCACGGCCTTCGGGCCCGGGGCGCGGAGTTTCATTATTCGGGCGCTTCCTGCGTCACGGTTTCGGAGGCGACGTTGGTCTCGGCGACAGTGTCAGCCACGGTTTGATCTGCCGGGACGGCCAGGTTCTGCGCGTCGGCAATCCCGATCTGGGGGATGCCCTGGTTGCACAGGTGCGGCAGGGTCACGGTGGGAACTGTGCTGTTGTCGACCTCGGCGATCAGCCCGCAGCAGCGGAAAAGGTACATGGTCATTCCGGGTCCTCCTCATTGATTTGGTAGAAGGCGATCAGGTCGCCAACGCCTTGAATCCGTTCGCCGTCCACAACGTGGGGTAGATCGAAGAACAGCTCGTCGGTGCAGTGGTGGAAGGAAACCTGACCCATGAGAGGGCTGAGGATCTTGTGCTCCACCGCTTTGAGGGTGAAGGTCTTGCCGCAGGCCTTGCAGCGGTAGATCATTCGGGTGATCACTTCGCACCCCCTGCGCACAGGGCATGGAAGGCCATCGCGGCCTGATGCGCTTCGATGTAAGCCCGGTGAACCGTGGCCGATTGAGGAGAAGACGACACCAGAGCGCTCTCGTGAGCCGCCAAGGCTCGCTGATGGGCGCTGAGTGCCCGTTGGTGGGCGCTGCTGGTGTCTGCCTTCTTCGCCGAGCTGGACGCCTTTTGGGCGTAGCCGCTGGCCTTCATGGCGGTCGCCAGGGGAGCTTCACCCGGGCCGCCGAAACTTCCGGTGTGCTGATTGCCGTGCCAGTCTGCGTCGAGCATGAGGACGTATGCCGCGTCATGCAGCATGCGGGCCGCGTCGCTGGCGGATTCTGCGCCATGCTCTGCCCCGGCCTCTGCGGAACTGGACGCTCCAACGGAACTGCCCGCGGCGGCCATGTTCGGCGTGAGCTTGTTGGAGGCATCGCCCTTGACGAGGTTGTTCCAGCCGCTCTCGGGATCGTTGATCAGGTTCTCCCTGATCTCCTCAGCAGAGACGGCTCCCAGGAGATTGTAGGCGGTGGCGCTGTCCGAATTAGACTTGCGGATCAGTGACCGCTCCTTCTCGCTCATCTCCATCAGAGGGGCGAAGTCGAAGGTGATGTCTTCGTCCACGTAGCCCAATTCGGAAAGGCAAACGACCTTGATGATGATTTCCAGGTTGCTACGGAACAGTGCTTCCTGGAGGTCAGCCACATAGTCATAGAAGGTCCGAACCTCGCCATCGCTGGAGGCGTTCAGGCCCGTGGGCGTGATGCCGAGCAGGATGGACAGCGGGGTCTTGGCTACCGCGGCCATGTGCTCCTGCGCCTGCGCCTGCAGCTTGTCGAGCCCTGCCAGGGAGGTGTCGTGCTTGACGAAATCTTCCTTGGCCTTGTCCAGAACCATCAGGCCCTGGTTGTCGCGCATCTGCGTGAAGGCTTGGGCCCGGGCGATGAAATTCTGTCCCGAGCCGCCCGAGAGCACGTCGTCCATGTTCGTCATGTAGACGCAGGTCGAGAAGTTGCGCAGTAGGTCGCCAACGGAATCGCGAGTGCTGAGCCAGTAGTCGACGTAGGGCACCGCGAGCTGGCTGAGCGACATGCCCGAAAAGTTATAGGCAGGCTTGAGCAGATCCGGCAGGGGGCGGGATACGAAAGTTAGCAGGCGCGAGGTATGAACCTCCTGCCCGAACACGAACCAGGAGCTGGGGACGTAATAGTCCTGCTGGAGGGGCACGCTGCTGTTGTACTGCGCGGGGTAGGTGCTGATCGGCTCGACCACCTTGAAGCCGCGTAGGCAGCCCTTCGGAATCTTGAAGGGGTTGAGCATCAGAGGCGTCTTGAGTTCATGCCCCTCCGTGTCCCCGCAGTCGACGAAGATCTGGCCCCGGCCCATCTGGCCGTCCAGCACTGCAGACTGCCGAAACAGGTCTCGCACCTTGTAGCGGCGCAGGGCAGCTTCAATGATTTTGATTTCCTCGGAACGGTCCTCGCCGCTGACCGAGCGCATCTTGATCCACTTGCGCACCATCTCATAGGCCACGCGCTCGGAGATGTCGCGGTATTCGGTGATCTGGGTCAGCTCCGTGAGGTAGGGGAAGCCGGGAAAGCCCTGGCCGCTGAACCCGCCCGACATGGAGTTCGCCATGCTCGACCAGGACGAGTCCATGGCGACCACATGGGCGGCAGGGGCCACACCCGTGGGCGGCGTGTAGGGCTTGAGTTCAACGGCCTCCCGCACTGGAAGCCCGTGCCTGGTGGCCGTGCGGGCGCTGCGCGTGGGCTGTTCGTTGAGCTTCTCTGCGAAAATCCCGCTGATGCGGATCTTCTCCTTCTCCCGGCGCTCGGCAAGGATCTTCTCGGCCCGGGCTTCGACCTTGGCGGCCTCAGCTTCCGGCGAGGGCTTGCGAAACAGCCAAGAGAACAGGCTCACGCTTGGCTCCCGGACTTCTTAGCGAACACAACCAGGGTTTCGTTGATCTGGTCCGATACCTTGTCCAGCTTGTCTTCGAGCCGAGCCCTGATGTTCTCCAGCTTGGCGTCCCACCGTTCGAAATCGGGAAGGGCCTCGATCCTATCTTCCAGGACAGCCGTCAGGCGCCGCAGCTCCTCGACTTCCTCTTTCATTTTGTCGACTTTGGTCCAAATGGTCTTGGCCTGGGCCTCCATCGCGGAATCGGCCTTGTCGAGCGCGGCCCGGTCCCGGTGCAGGAGTCCATAGACGAACTTGCCAGCCCAGCCGCAGAAGACTGTCCCGATGGCGATTGACTGGAGGATTTCAGGATTCGTCATGCTTGCGCCTATGCGGTCGGAACCGAAGGGTTCTCGGCGACCACAGGGGCGGCAGGGGTGGAGGGATTAACAACGGTGACAATGGCCTGGGCCACGGATACAGCCGCGTCATTTTTGACCTTCTGAATGGCCGCGTCGGCCTCGGCTTTGACCTGGGCCAAATCAGCAGCGGCCCGGGCCTCGACGGCATCCACGGCGGCCTTGATCTTCGCCTCCATGGTCTCTTTGAGAACCTCATAGGCGGCGTGGGCCTTGGCGATTTCGCCAGACCAGAAAGCATCGGCTTTGGCTTCCTCGGCTTTGATGGCGGCCTCGACGATCTGCGCATGAGCGGAGATCCAGGCCTTGGCTTTTCCCCATTCTTTGCCGACGAGGAGGGCGGCCAGCACCGAGACGAGGAGGATGATCAGGTGGAGAAGGTCTTTGTCCATGGGTGCCTCAGAAACGCCAGCCGAGGCGGGCGGAAACGTCAACGGTTGAATTGCCGCCGGAAAGGACGCGGCGAACCACGTCCACGCCGCCGCGGAAGGGGCCGAGGTCGCGCTCAACGAACGCTCCGGCTGTGCCGCTGGTGCCATAGACCGCGCCGGCAGACCAGGGGCGCTGCTGGCCCTGGAGGGCGGACACAACCACATGCAGGCCGTCGGCCTCGCGCTTGTATGCGTCAGCCGCCTGGTGGTAGTTGTCGGCCTCGGATGTCTTGGTGGCAAGCAGGGCATTGGTATCGACTAGGGCGGTTTTGCTGTCCGCGTATGCCTTGGTCAGGTCCTCGATCAGTCGATCCTTCGCCAGCTCGGCAGGAGACTCAACAGGCGGGCCCAGAGGTTCAGGATCGGGGGTCTTGGGATCAGAGGGGGGTCGAACAGGGCGGGAAGTAAAGCGGGCCACTGCGGCGCGGTCCTGAGCCACTGCGGCATCGTCTCCCTGGAGGGGCGCTTCGTCGTGGTCGACCTGGACCTGCTGGGCCTTCGCTTTCGTGCCATCGGTCGCCCCCTGAGCGTAGGCCTTCGAACCGGCCTGATCATCCTTGGCAGCCTGGGCAAGTCCGGCGGTCACCTGGTGGTTCACGTAGGCCTTGCGGATCCCGAAGCCAGCGCATAGCAGTGCGACGGCAAGGATGCCGCCGCCGATCAGTTTCCAGGAAGAGGGCGTCATGGCTACTCCGCCTCAGGGGACGGGGCGGGCACAGCTTCTGGCTCCGCGTAGCTGATGCTGGGGTCCTGCGTCAGGGTGTTGCCCTGCACCTCGAAGTCGAGCGTCTCGCCGTTGACGTTCGCGGGGTGGATGTAGAAGCGCACCGGAGCGGTGGTCACCTTGCCATCGGGATCGGTGACGGTCGCCCGGGACTTCATGGTCAGGACGTGGACGGTGGTCGTGGTGTCAGCGGCGTCGGTCAGATACTGCTCAAGGGTTTTCATGAGGGCTCCTGGGTAGAGGCAGGGAGGTCGGGGATATGGAACGGGGCGTTGACCTTGGCCAAGGCGAACAGGCCAGCCACAGCCACGGCCAGCGCCCAGCAAGCACCGCTGCCGATGTCACCCTTCGTCCAGAGGTTGCGGACGATGGCCGCCACAATCGCCACCAGGGAGCACAACAGGGCAATCGTCCCGGTCACGATCGCCCATGCCTGTGGATCCAAGGGGTTGGTCTGATCCACCAAGCCCCGGAACAGGCCAGTGACCCTCTTCGTATGGGCGCCATCCGTAGGGGTCTGCCCAGGGGTCGCACATTCGGGGCTCACGCAACCACCGTGATCGTGGTGGGGTTCATGGCGATCACGCGCATGCGGTCATCGTGGGGGATGACAATGCAGCCTTCGCTGGAATTGGCGTAGTCCGCGCCGGGGCCGTGGATGAAGAAATCACCACGCCCGAAGGAATCGCCACCGATCTGAGTCAGGGGCGCGGAGTTCTGGCCCACGACTGAGTGTGTCCCCCATTCGCCGACGCGGTAGACCCCCTGAGGCAGGGGGCCGATGCACTTCACAGCCTGGAGCCGTGGATTGTTGCGTCCCTGCAGGTGGCCGGGGTTTACGCCGGGCCGGGAGTCGTTTCCGGCGAAGGCCTGCGAGGTCACAACCGTGCCGTCGTCTTTGACAATGGTCCCAGCAGACTGCGAGAAGGTCAGGTTCATGACGGGGGATCTCCGTCATGCAGACTCGGTCTCTTACCCGATGGTCCGCGCCATCCTACTTGTTGATCCTGCGCATGCCTAGTTGCTCCCTGACGATCTCGCGGACCCGCACGGCAGAAAGCCCGAACCTTGTGGCAACGTCTTTCTCTGTGTACTCCGCACGCAGTTCGTATATCTTCGCGTCCCGCTGGGCGTGCTCGAAGTCCATCACGGCCCTGCGAGCGAGGCCCGGCGCATCCACTGCGCCCTGGGCCGCGAAGACATCCCGAAGAAGCCCTTCCAGGTAGGTGGTGCTCATTGCTCCTCCCTGGTGTGGATGCCCATCACCTTCCAGAACACCAAACCGCGTTTTTCGCCAGCCATCTTGGCCGCCAACACTTGTTCTTCTTGCCACTCCATGACTTCGGTTGCCGTCATGGGGCGCTGCGGCGGGTCGACCTCGAATAGGATTTGGAACAGCTCCGCAGGGTGCGCAAGCGGGTCTTGGCCTGGGCGGCGGAACACCATTTTTTGATAGCGTTTGCTGCTCACAGCCTGATCCCCTTTGCCAGCTCATCCATCTGGGCCAGGTAATGGCCGCTCCACTCCCGGCAGTAGGCAGCGTGGTCGCCGTCCACCGGCGCGACGGTCTTGGCGTCGGCCCAGCGGCTGGCCTGGGGAATGAGCTTGTCGCGCTCCCTCACGTAGGCCGGGTGCCTGCAGCCTCCCTCCACGATGGCGATGAGGGACTGGCGCAGCTCGATGTCCTTTGGGGGGAAGGTCGGAATGGATGACAGGTGCGGGAGACTCCGCAGTTTCTGGGATGCTTGGGCTGGGGTCATGCTCTCTCCGATTGGTTCCTGGAGAGCATTGCCCAGCGGGCGCCCGGGCGCAGCAAAGCCGTCTGACACTTCCGGTCATTCCAGACACTTCCGGAGACAAACGGCAATTTCAGATAAACGAAAGGGGCCGTGAGGCCCCTTGTTCTTAATCCCGGAAATCAGCTTACTGAGGCTGCACCCAGTTGTAGGCGAGGAAGAAGCTCCCCGATGTGTCGCATGGATACACGGAGTTGAATACCACGTCGCCACTGTTGATGACAATCGGGTCAAGGATCGCGTATCCAGAATCCGAGAGAAAATTAGCCGTGGTCGGGTCATATGTAAAATTGACTACCTGGACCGCTCCTGGCTGGATGGTATATGAGTTTGCCGTAGCCGTGTAACTAGCCAACAGCGTGTATTGATTCCCGAAGTCGGTCACGGTGAGCGGGGTGTTCCCAAGGTTCTTGATCGTGTAGTTGGCATTCGCTGAGGTGAAAGAGGAGAAGGCCGGAGCATCGGTTGTCAGCCAATACCAGCCACTTGAGGGGTAGATGTTCAGCTCGGTTCCGGGGCAAATCGGGTTAGCACTATTCAGGCTTGCCGCACGCTGGTTGCTTGAGGCAACCATGACGTTCACGCCGGCATAGTCGTCAATTTCGAACTTTGCCACCAGCGCGTTCATGTCCAGCTCACAGGTCGAGGTGACGGTGTTGCCTGAGGCATCCGTGCCCGTAGCGGTCAGGTGGCACACGAAGGCCCCCTGAGGGAGCAGGGCGGCGGTTCCGTGCCCGTTGGCGCCCACGCCGTGAATCACCTGGACCTGGGTAATGGGGACGATGCTTCCAGTGCCCTGGAGGGGGAGTATCGCAATCTCGCTCGGGGTGACGATTACGGCGGGGTTGTCGGCGGTCACGGTGACATTGTTGACGACAGCTGTTCCGGTGTTTTCGATTTGGAACAGGTAGGCTTCAGTGCTCGGTATGTTGCCGAAATTGAACACGGTGGCAGTGGTCGCTGTCGTGGCTGCGACGTCTGCGGATTTGACCGCATACAGAACAGAGGCAGCACTGACGACCTCAGCATCTGCACTGGAATGCAGGGCCGCAAAAGAAATGCTCCCCGAGGGCGTGACCGGGGTGACGGGAACAACCGGGGTAACGGGCGTGACAGGCGTCGTTGTTCCAGAGGCGGCCGGGGTCGTAATGGGGTTCCCGCCTGACCCGCCACCACAGGACGTGAGAGCAGCGACAAGCAAAGCAGTCGCAATAAGATTAAGTCGCACGTAGGCTCCCTTTGGATTATATCGGTATGGATAACATGTTGATCACTTTTGCAACAAAGGTCAATTTTGACCGTCGGGCTGATCTGTTGGGTGCGCATCAAGCATGGCGCCCTGTGGTGGTCAAAAAATGTCCATCAAGCCACAGGCGGGGCCGGTAGAGGCATCCAGTGAGTCGGCACAACCCAATCGAGAACCTCTAACCCGTTAATTTCTCGGTCATTGAGATAGACAGGAAAGGCCCAATGGTCAGTGCGCCAGTGGCAATCAGTGATGCGCTCGCCACCAGCCCACAGGTCTACAGGTGTCCCGTCATGCGGCGCCATCTCAATGGGCTGCCATTCCCGGGCCTTGGCCAGGGGCGAATGGGATCCCATCGTCTTGGGCGGCACCGCCCCCTCGGGCATCTTGCCTTGGCCGCAGTATCCGCCTCCAGGTGCTTCGGGCATCACTCCCCCTTCCTTTTGGTGATGGCCACGATCACCTCGCCGTCACACGGGCCGCCCGGGTCAGAAAGGACCTGGCCGACCTTGATCACCCCGGGCGGATCCGCCGGAATCTCGGTCCACCCTGCCCTGCCCTTCGTGGGCGTGAAGTTCATGGAGATCTCAAGCACGGCCCCCTTCATGCGGAAGGCCCCGCTACCGTCTGGCCGCTTCTGCTTCTTCTTCATGACGCCTCCTGGTGCAGCTCCTGCGCGATGAGTGAATCGATCTTGGGACGGGACACCAGTAGCGTCCGCTTCCCACCCTTGCCGGTGCGCAGGACCCGCAGGCCGCCCATGCGGGCCAGGATGTCCCCGGCCTTGCCCTTGCTCTGGCAGTAGTTCTCCAGGAAGGTCTTGTAGTCCAGCCCGTAGTGCTCCGCTCCCTCCTTGACGCTGATCCAGTCTTTTGGGTTCATCGAAGCCTCTGAAGGTTCTTCATAAAGTCGCCGCCGATCACGATGGGGCCCGCCGCAGCCCTGAGGTAATTGATTCCCTGCGTGAAGGCATCCACGTCGTCGTCATGAACCAGTTTGGGGAATCCATAGAGCTGGTCAAGGAAGTCATCTACCCAGTCGGCCCCCTCGGGCACGAAGATCCTGCCGGCCTCCCAGGTGGGGACCACGGCATGGGCCCGGCTCACCTTGTCCGTGTCGACCTTGATCGCCACGATGGGCAAGCTCGTCTCGCGCTCCAGATCCTGGATGAGGCTCTGCCCCGAGGCCTTGTCTTCCACCAGCACCGCGGTAGGTCTGCGAGCGTCGGCCATGGTCTTGGTCTTGAGCTTCAAGTCTGGGTAGCTGGCCTTTTCCTTCCAGCGGCCCAGGACGTAGAAGCCCAGTTCGGCCTCACCGATCTCCAGGCAGACGCTGAAATCGTTCTCCTCCCGGGTCTTGAAGGCTGTGTCCAAGGTCAGAATTGACCGCTTGAAGGTGGGCGCATAGTCAGGGTTGAAGGTCTTCACGAAGCCCTTCTTGAAGATTACGCCCCCGGCGGGCGCTGGGCGCTGCTGATGCTGCCCGGCATAACCAGAGCCACCCAACACCCTCTTTTCGGCGTTGACCACCTCCTGGGGGAAGCGGGACGGAAAGAACAGGTCTCCTTCGTCCGTCCGGTGATCCGACCAGCCCAGGGGCGTCGGACAGAAGTCGGGGTCCTTCTCCTTGGGGGTCTCGTATTCCTGCCGGATGACCAGGAAGGCCCAGTCGTCCTTGTCCTTTGCCAGGATGTGGCCCGTGAGGTCTTCCTCGTGGAGCCGCTGCTGAATGATGCAGCGGTGCCCGGTCTTCATGCTGTTGAGGCGGTTGTATGCGGCGTTGTCCCACCAGGAAGCGATGGCGTCACGGTCGGCTTTGCCCCCCTCAGCATCATTGGGATCATCGATAAACATGTCGTCGGAACGGTCTCCCGTGATCTTCGCGCCGGCACTTGCCGCCCGACGGAAGCCTTTGGCGCTGTTCTTGTATTGCTTTTTCTCGTTCTGGTCGCGGGTAAAACTCCATGTCGGCTTGAATGATTGCTGATACCAGTCGCTCTCTAGGATGTCTCGACATTTGAGGGAGTCGCGGATGGCAACCCCCTCGTTGCCGCTACAGAACTGCCCTCGCCAGCCAGGGCCCTTGGTGGGGTGGTCCTTGTCCTGGGCCCAGATCCACGCCGGGACGCAGACGCTCAGGATTGTCGACTTCATGGAGCCCGGCGGAACGTTGATGACCAGGTTGCGGATCACCCGACCGTTCCGGATCAGGCGATTCTCCAGCAGGGCCTGAACATGGTCGCAGATGACGTCAAGGTGCCAGTTCCAGATCAGAGGCGTAGCGGGCTCAATGATGAGCCAGGCTTGCTTGACGAACTCGACCAGGGAGTGTCGCGCCAGGTGAGCGTCCATTTCCTCAATGGTCCATGGGATTTCATTCAGCATTAATGACCTTGGGCTGCATCGTATCCCGCAGGTGGTCGCGCATCTGTCTGACAAGATCCAACGGCAAAGAGTCGAGGCTGATCCGGTTTTCCTGGCTCACGGCTAGGTTGACCTGAACCGGCGGGGCTCCGTCCCGCATCAAGCCCATGATTTTGGCCAGGGAGTCGAGCGCACCCTTCTTGTCGGTTAACTTGAGCTTCTTGGTGTAGCCCAGAAACGTCCGTTCATCGCCCTTGCCTTGGAATTCCTCCATGATCTCAATCCCGGCGATGGCCCGGCGGGCGGCCTCGGGAATCTTGTCCAGCGGCTTCATGGTCCCATTTGCATTGAAAATATCAATAATGTCCACCATCGCCAGGGATTCATACTCTTGGAGCACCCTATCTGCTGTAATGGCTGTCCTTTGCGACTTCTCTGCATCGAGGGTGTTAACCTTGCTCGCAACATTAACAAGCTTTAACATTCGGGACGCTGCTGCTGCCGCTGACTTCGGGCTGTAACCCGCTCGTATCGCGGCTTGAGTGCCGTTGTGGTCTATTGCGTATTCTTCCGCAAATCGGGCGCGAAGGTCACCTGCCGGTTTTGCCTTCTTTTTGGAGGTTTTGCCCTTCGACTTTGAGGTGAGGGTCATGCTGCAGGCCTCCCAAGGTATTCGGCCCGATCCTTCGGGCGGTCAATGTTGACCTCTCGACCATCGGACTCGGCGAACAGGAAGGTCAGGAAGTCCCGCATCTTCGTTCCGGTGAAGTCCCGGGTGCGGCAACCCAGGAGGACCATGCCACCTGTCAGGCCCGGAGCAACCCTTCCCATCTCCCCGAGGAAGGCCGCGGTGAGGATGTCTTTCCACTCGTCAGGGGTGATTAGACCCATGCGCCCATTGATCGGCCATTCGACCTGCTTTGACCAGGCAGTGAGGATTACCCACATGAGGGCGTTTGCCTCAATGCTTCGCTTGGTCTCTGTCGCGGTGATGGCGATGGGTTTCCCTGCCATGGATTGACGTTTCCAGTGTTCGGCAACCCAGCGCAGGAAGTAATCCAGGTGGCATTCCTCACGGAGGACGAAGACCTTCTTGTCCATGCTCATGACCACCCACCTTTGAGAGCAGTTCTCAGCGTCTGGGGCGTTCGGGCGTTGACCACCGCACGGAACCATCCGAGGATGCCCTTTGGCTTT